ATAGCTTTAGTAGGTTCAACTCCTGATTTCCGTACTACATGGCTATACACACCAATTTGACGATATGCAGCAGTTGGAAGATCATCGTAGTAAATAGTAGTTTCAATTAAAACCCAGTGTGCCTTGTTTGCCAAAGCAGCGGCCTTATCGATTAAAGCCCACGATGAGTTATGATAAAAGATTTCTCCGTTGTCATCTGGCATCACCAAAACTTTTCTTGAAGCTATTTTCATTCCGATTAGTTCATCCACTGTAGTAGCTTCCAAACTTGGTTCTGGTGGCATGAAACTTGCGTTTGTAGTTTCATCTGAACTCCATGGTGTAGTTCTACCAATTGCAAAAAATATCTCTGACAGATCAAAAAATGCAAGTGCTCTTCCGCAATGCCCTACATATGGGATTATAGGAAGTCTCTCAGTACTACTTGTTGACATTTTATTTCCTCCTCTGTAGTTTATGATAACCTCAGATTACTGATTGAGTTATCTGTGTTGGTAACATGTAATTTTCGATTCTAGTCTGCTCCTTTAGAAGATAATTGTTTATTGCTACCTGTGACTCTTCAATTATGTCCAGAGTTAGACTATCAGCTGAATAACCCAGAATAGAAGCTATCTTGTCTAATGTTAGCCATGAATAAAATGTTTGATTGCAGTCTTCATAGAAGAAATTGGTTTTTCCATTTATTTCATCGGCTGTATAAGAACCAAGGTAATCTTTCATAGCGTTAAACAGTGGACTATCTGTTAAATATCTCTGGTTGTTAGCAAGTAGAACATATTGTGTAATATCTGATAACGATGTGACACTTACATTAGCCAAAGAATTTGATAGTATACTGGTATCATATGGCTTATCTGTGCTCAAACTAAAAGAAACGTCTAGAAGAGCAGATACATCCAAGTATGAAGAGCGTTCTAGGTTTAACAGGTCACCTATGGTACAGTAATTGTAGTCTTTACCTAAAATTATGGATATGTCAAATAATGAGGTTATTCCACTTTCTTCATATTGACGAATTTTGGAAATATTAAGGGGAAAATCACGGAGCAGACCTACTGGCTCTGCCCAAATAAGTTGTTTTCCAGATGCCAAACGGTCAATATAAGAAATACTTGCCTGGTTGCTAAAACCAGAAAGCACAGGAGAATCTTTCAGGTACAAGTTTCCAATCAAGCTATGAGTAGAAAAGATTTCAAGGTCTACTGGGTCAACTAGGAAGTAGCCTATGACATATAAGTCATCAGGCTTTATGCTCCATGTAATCTTAGTGCCAGCTGCCTTAATAGTGTTTAGATAGACAATTAAGTCTAAGCTCATCATGGTAGCATCTGGAAGTGCTATATCAATAACTCCATAAGTCCAGTAGTCAGGTGACCATAACTTTGCTTCACCGCTTAGAGTCCCGGAATGTGATGGTTTTAAAAGAGATTTCCATGGCTCAGTTATGTTTACTGACTTATAGTCATAGTCAACTTTAAACTTTCGATTGATATATCGGGCTGCTGCTTTTTTAAGGCCAGTTACAGTAACCTTGGGCTCAATTGTGTCTTCAATGATTCTTTTAGAATAATCCTGGTCTGCTTCATTGATAGCTCTAGAAGTATTAAAGAATTCACCCCATGAGTCAAGCCATTGGCCAGTAGCAGTGCTCAGACACATTTCTAATCTGCTTTGATCAATGTCTTCTCCTACTACTATAAACACATTGTAAAGGGCACTGATCAGTACAGAATGCGCTTCATTGCTTTTCTCTAGGTTTATCTTGTAAAGTGTTCTTAGGTTTTTAAAGAAAATAGTATTTTTTAGGTTCATACTAGTTCCTCCAGTCTGACAGTAGTACCCCGGATACAACAACGGTTCCAGCTACAATCAACTCGTTATCCTGAATATTTGAGTCAGAGCCATTTGTGATTTCTATGTTTACTATTACATCCTTGTAACTGTCCATAATAGCTGAAATTACATTGGACATAAACAAATCATCTGCTACCTTAAAATTGTTTAAAAAATTAGTAATCAAAGTAGTAAGGCTGCTTACATAGGAAGCAATATCTGTATGATTTTGGAACACAATATTAAAAGATAGGTTCTTAGGGACTTTTACAACTGGAAGCACTTCAACTTCTATGCCAGCTGCCCGGTAATCATCTAGAGCTGTTAATACATTAGCTTTTAGGGCATCTGGAAGTTCACCATGAGAATCATGTACATAAACCCGGATAAACCCAATGTAGTTATCGTCAACCCACACCCCAGAGACATTGGGTACTGATTTAGCCCCATAAGTTATGGACTCAAGTGTACCTCTTTGTAAACTTTTTATATATGACTTAAACCTGATTTTACGATCAGATGCACTTTCTTTGTCGGTGCCATTGTTAAACGCTGTAGTGTTAGTAACTGTTTCAACATATGAATTTGAGGTTACCATGATAGTAATTTCATTTGCACTAACATTACCAGTTGTCCCAATTGTTGTACACTGAACCGGAAGCATTATGCTTGAAGCTCCTGCTAATGCTGTTACGTTTTCAGTAACTTCAAAATAAATTGCTTTATTTGATACTAATGGGGTTGACACAAGAGTACCTTTTTGTATTACTAACCCAGATGGCAGCACAGTGTTAAAGCTTACAGTTACATACCCATTTGCTTTTGAACTCTGGATTGTGTCAAAACCAAAAGCATTATAAATGGCATTTTCTACAGCATACTCTATGTTTTGACGCATATCAAAATAGAACTCTTCTATCTGTAGGCTTACGGATTCCAATAGAGTTCTGGTAGCCGAACCTACATTAAAATCTGTAATTTTCTGAGTCCCTGTAGTAACCCATGTGACCAAACTTGTAAAGATTTCAGTTACAGACTTAGTTTTTAAACCCATTTTGCTCACTCCCTCTTTAGTTAGTTGACAAAGTTTCATCGAATTTAAACGCGTTATAAGGAGAAATTGGAGTTATGCTACAACTGATATTACAAGCCCCTTGTTTTAGGTTTACAATAACATCATCTACTGCTAGTACTCTAAAATCACTCAGAAAACACTCCTGAACTTCCAGCTGGAACTTAGTTACATTTGTTTGAGTACCTTTAACTCCTACCATGTTCAGCAGCTTAGAACCGAATTCTGGGTGTAAGATTAGTGAGCCCAAAGGAGTAGATATCCTAATGAGCAGCTGTTGCCTTAAGTTTTTTATGCCCTCTGCAAGTTTTATGTCTCCAGAATCACTAGAGATTTCGCCTTTTTCTTCTAGGTTCATAGAAAACTCGTTCATGGAATCATAGCTATATATGTCTATATCACTTCCATAAGCAAGTGTTTCTAAACTTGCTATATTGTCAATCTGCAAAGAAGATGGAGCTGTAGAATAAGAGCCAGGGATTAAGATGCTGTCTCCCACTTTTGCGACGTTAGAGTTACCAGAATACTCTGTTGACCCAATTATGTCGTCTATAAATGGGTACTCCAACTTGTTTAAATAAACGATTTCTCTCCAGTCATCTAACCCATACATGGAGCCTAACCGTTGCAGTGAGTCACCTACTTTTATGGTGTGAGTCGTATACCCATATTGAGAATCCATTCAGTTAGCTCCTTTCTACTAGATACTGAAGTACATTAGGGCTGATCATTAAAAGATTTTTGCGTAAAACTGTAAGTTGACCTCTGGCATAGTCATTGGACTTCAGGTAGTCTGAGCCTAAGGAGTCATCCAAGCTTAAAATGTATTTTACATAGTCTATGTTATTAATTATTCTCTGGATAACTGAACTATTGATCTCGGTAACATTTAGACTAGCAGAGTCATCTGTATCCATACTGTATCCAAATAAATAATATCGTATAGAAAAACTTGATAGCATAATAAGACATATTTGGTTGAACAGGGCAGATACTTTTATTTTGTTATTTCCCATTATGGACTCGAATATTGTGCTATCTGAATACTCACTGTACTCTGCTGACAACTGAAGCTTTTCTGAAGCTGTAGAACCCGCAGGTATTCTATTAGCTATATACATATTGTAACTGGAACTCAATACATCACTGTTAAACTCAATAGCCTTTCTCCAGATTTCATTTGAACCTGTAGTCACAAATGGAGCAAAAGAATAAGTGATAACATTGTTACCTGCAGTTGCATCTGATACATTGGAGCAATTAGTTCCTACTATGTTCAGTGCCTTACAGGTTTTATACCCGACCATTGGTGACCATTCTTGATCTGAAATGCTGCATCCTAACAGTGGGGCTAAATTCTGGCATATTATCGCTGCATAATTTTTAATATCAGCAATGTCTTTGGTATAGAACTGGCTCAACTCAGACATAAAAATTAGCCCCCTTATTTATTCGTTGTAGTGCCACTCTTAGAATCAGCTAAAGTGGTGCTATAAGTTTTTTCTACTCCAATTGGGTTTCCTACTACAGAAACTGTATTCGATGATACTGCTGATTCTCCGATTCTTCTGATACAATACAAATGAATGTCATATTTATAAAGAAACGGCTGACTCTTGCTTTTGCTGAGTTCAAATTTATCTGGATAGGTCACATAGTACTCATTATCTGTAAAATTATAGAAGTTGAGAAACTTAGTAATTTCCTTGCCGTCTTGGACACTGGAATACACCAATCTTATCATGTCTCTTAGCTTTTTAAACTGTTTGTATCCATTTTCTTTGTCTGTGGTAGTTCCTTTATACCCAGTAGTACCAGAAAAAGATATTTCCACGATTCCAGCACCAAATGCTTCTAAAAATGCTCCAGCTTTTGTTTGAGTAATATTTAGTTTTCCAGGTTCAGATTGATTGTATGTTTCAGGATTAAGTGTAAACTTGAAGATACCGCCATTAAACTCAAATTCCATTCGCTTTAAACTCTTGGAACTGGAATTCATGTTTCCGCTAGCTGCATTAAAATTGTAAGTAGCCATGTTATCACCACCGTTTTAGTTTTTATCCTTTGGTATACTTACTATGGGTGCTGAAAGACTGATACTGACATCAGAATTGATTGAAACTGCTTTACTACAGTTTATAGTAAGTGACCCATCTTGACCTATCTGAAAAGAAGATACTGAACCATTTAGGTTTCTGACTACAGATATACCTCCATCTGGATTCATTCTTACTTCTGAATAATTTGTAGACTTGTCCCGTTTGTAAGTGTCCAATTGCTGTTTAACTCTCATTGTTCCGTCAGATTGCATTTCTATCATGGACAGTTTATTTGAATTTGTATCTTTAGTAATCCTGAAGCTTCCTGTTTTGGCAGACACAAACAGCCTTAGCAGCCCACTAGTAACATCATTAATCTTGTCACACAAAGAAACAAGTATATCCAAGGGTTTAAACTCTCGTTGGTTCTCGGTTAGTCCCACAGTAGATTTTGTATTTTTGGATTTTATCTTGAGACTGTTATAGTTGAATCCGTCTCTAGAGTCATCCAGAGCTTTTTCAGAAGAAGTTATATAAGCTCTGGAATGATGCACCATTTCAAACTCACCTGTTCCAGATAAATATGAGTAGTCCTGAAGCCTGTCCATAAAAAGGTGCTCGTATCTTTCTACTTCGTCAGCACCAAACAAAGGGTAGTCAACAGGCAAAGGGTTCTTTGAGTTATCAGTATCAAAGAAAGAACCTAGAATAATTGGTTTTGACTTTAGGTTGTCTAAGAAACCTACAGCAACAATTTCTCCCTCTTGTACCGGGGTTATATTCCCGTATGACACCTTGAAAAAACTGTCCCATCCAGCATGACGTTCCATTATTCTACAAGCATTTATTCCTTGTGTAGCTTCTGATCCAGATATAATGTCGCTTGTTCCAATAAGCTGAACATCAGCTGTATGATTTTTATGATGAACTTTTAGTATTTTTCCTAATGTGATCATTCCGTTCATGGCTATATCTGATCTGCCTTTTTTAGATATGTCACCTAGAGCTGACTGTAATCGTATATCTGATGCCATGTTCTTTCCTCCTTTAGTAACCCGGGACTCCGTATCCTAGAATATAACTGCTGGACAATAGATAATGACGTTTTGCTACAGTATTAGAAGTGTTGCCCTCTATTGTGTAAACTGTTGTGCTGTTTGAACTCATTACTATCCCTGTATGAGTAGAATCCAGCATAGTGTGATTATCACTGAAGAATATGATATCACCTGCTTTTGGATTGAAATACTTTGCTCCGCTATAGCTAGACGATGCCTGGAATCTACCTTGCTTTTTGAACCAAGACAGGCCGTCGTCACAGCTAGCATATTTTGGAATAACATTAGTTGAGATTCCAGCTTGGTTAGCACACCATGAAACAAATATAGCGCACCAGGAATATCCGTCGTGCTTTGACCCATAGTACCATTGAGCATATTTTGAAGCTGACCCATCACCCATGTTGCTTCCTTGCTGCCCTAAGGCAGTGTCCAATATTGCTTTTTGGGTAACTCCAGTTATACTGGAATCAATTACATCACTAGAAGTGTCTACACCTGTGCTACCTCTAGTGACATCTGTTTGAACAGAAGACACATCGTATCCAAAAATCTTGGAGACATCAGAAGCTGTCATTTGTACTGATGAACCCCATGGTGCAGTAAACCTGTTTTTGTATAGCAGACCTCTAGTTAAAGACAAAGTAGTCTGCCACCCGGAATATAGGGTATAGGCCTGTGTAACATTTTCAATGTAGTACTCTATCCCAGTTGACTCTATTTGTAATCTGCTTCCAACTTTATATCGATTGGAGCCTTTTACTGCTAAAGTTCCGTTTTCCATGGAATTGTTCTTTATGTTCCAGTTGAACAGGTCTTTCATTTTGTTAATGAGATTGGTTTCCTGGGTGTCACTGGTATCTGTTGCTACATAATTAATATACTTGCTCGTAACTTCCAAACGGATTATTCCGTACTTACTGTAATATGGTGGATACCAAAGAGGTAAAACTCCTAGTTCGTCAGTGTCACCAGAAAAGGTCTCTGACTTCACTTTATACATGGTATAGGTTTCTAGGTCACTTCGGCCTAGGTTTTCAGAGACAATATCTAAGTCTTTTACAGTGATCTTAGGAAGCTTGTCCCATTCTGCCTTATTGAACGGTGTTGGTCTGAAAACAAGCGTTGGTCTATCATTTACAATTTCCCAAAATAGCTCATTAAACGGAGCGTTCTTAAGCTCTTTTATAAACTCCCATAAACTACCTTGATAACTCAAAAAACTAGAGGTATCCGACAAAAACTCATAGTTTTTTGAGTTATCTTTTAATGAAGCTTGATAGTAGCTTGTAAACTTCTGTTTATTTGCAAAGTTGTAGTCACAGCCTTTTCCGATGTATACTCTTAAAACTTCTGATATAATGTCACTGGGGCAACCGTTGCTAAAAGTACTTACTTGGTCTATCATGAATCCTTGTGTACTTGAAGCAACAGACAACTCAGAGATAGCTCCTATATTGAACATTAAAAGAGCTTTGTTAAAGCCCCTCCCGGTTACATTAAATGCTCTTGTAGGTTTTCCTGAACTGTAATCCGTTGTTTTTCGTATATCATCTACAAGTCCAACTAGCACGTTAGCCTTTGTTTCTGGCGGCCGGCATAATGCAATGATAACTAAGTCGTTACTTCCGATTTTACTATACCAGTCATTTCTGTAAACAACAGATAACGTAAAAGTAGGGCAGTCCTGTCCAATATCTCTTATTGTTCTGATTGATAAAATGTCTCCCTCAAAGTTAACAGAGGTAATAGCCAGATTTTGATTCAGTGTTAATATACCAGTTTCTGTAGAAATTGTTACACTGGCATACGGGTGACTTACTGTTACGCCCCTAGTGCTAGAAACAGCTGTTGCAATAGCAGAAGAAGACGTTGCAGCTACATTGTCATTTACACTTGGTACTGATAATGTCTGATTTACTGATATGGAAGTAGACTCAAGGCCATTTATATAAATTAGCATTGCCACTGACGTTTTGAACTTAATAGCAATAGATGCTAATGTGTCAGTTGACTTAACTGTGTAGGAATCATAGGAACCAGTATTATCAGAGTTATCTATTGCCATGTGGCTACCTCCTTGTTAATGAGCAGTTCTGGAGTACGCATTACTCAGGCTTGATAAAACCGGGGTGTCTCCCTGTATCCTAGCTAAAACTGCTTGCATTATCTGATTTTGATTATCCTGTGTCATTCCATCTATACCCCCAGAAAACTTGATTTCTAGTACACCCTTTGAAGATGCTACACCTGAAGAACTACCTGAGTAGTTAGGAGAACTAATGTTGCCAATATTAGCAGTGCTTGTATCAATTCCCTTTTCTCTCCAGGACTTAGCATCTGCTGGATTAAGAATGGCTTCGCTTTTATGAACTTGAACAACTGAGTCCTCTGGGATGTAGTCTTTACCTATTGCATATCCTTTAAGGTCTTTGTAAATCCTGTTTCTTACCGCTGAAATAGTATCCACCCAGGTGTTACTAGTAGCATACTCATGTGTGCCATTGTTGTAACGCATCTTGTTATAGGTGTCTTGACCTTTATTTGTGTAGTTCTGAGTAATGAACTTAGCACCTGCCATAATTCCGTCTGAAACGCTCTTGTAGGTGTAAGCACCATTATAAGGATTACTGTCTACAGCTCCGATACCAAAAAAGTTGTTTTTATCCCTTGCTATTTTGGAAGTTCCCCAACCTGTTTCAGTACCTGCCTGAGATAGAATATCAACAGCTGACATACCAGTAGAATTCATAGCATCAATGAATATTTGTCCTTGACCTCTTAATACAGACTTAACTGGTGTACCATTCTTTTTTAGATACGCAGATTCTTGAATTGAAGCCCTAGAATCTATAATCTGGTTTAACTGTGCAGCGGTAACATTGTCTTTGCGTTTAACACTCAAGTCTCCTCCAGAACCAGAAGAGCCGGAACCTGATGAAATTGAAGAGCCAGCAGAACCTGAAGAGCCAGAGGAAGCCGAATTGCTTGACCCACCTATTCCTAGCATATTGCTGAATTTGTCCCATAGACTTGTTGATTTGGACTCTGTTAAATTTGAAGAAGTAAGCCCAGAGTTATATTGGTCACCAGAGCCTAGCAATTGCTCAATCATGCTTGAACCAGATGAGCCACTTGACGCAGCTGAACCATTGTTTGCTGTAGAACTGTTTGTCTCATATTTCTTGTACAATGCTTCTCTTTTATCCAGCAAGTCAGACTCTGTTCCTAGCAGCTGAGAATAAGTGTCAATAACACTTTTGTTGGTATCTGTCAATTTGCTGTATGCCTTGTTTTCTTGTGACATTGCAGAAACATCTGTAGAGCCTGAACTTGATTTTCCTTGTCTCCAGTCTGTCGCTTCAGAGTTTGTAAGAATTGCTTCACCTTTATGAGTAATTGCCTTGTATCCGTCATAAGGAATATAGTCATTACCTGTAGCGTGAGAGCCATCTGCCTTGAATTTTTCATAGTTTGTATATGCTGATCCACCATAAGTTTTGCCTAGGTTATCCTGATCTTTAAGATAGTCTTGATACTTTATGCCTGAACCATTTTTAGCAATATACTCCTTTTGTACCTCAGCAAATAATGCTTCAGCATCAGTCTTAAGAGTGTTAGAACGTTGTTTAGAGGTATCATATTTGGATTTAGCATCGTTGTAACCAAATGCTCCTCCTATGTCATACCAGGATTGTACTGGGGCTTTGGCTTCTATTGATTCTCCGTCAGAACCATATCCGTAGGAATACTCAGTTTTTCCCTGATTGTTCCTTGAGGATAACGCTGAGTCAACAGAAGCTGCTTCATTTGCTTGTTTGCTAGAAGCATCTTGAGTAAGTTTTGAACCATTAAGAACTCCATTGCTATCTCGGTATTTACTCAGGATTTCATTCATGGCAACTGT